GAACCCGGACGACGACAGGTCGGAGCGGAGACGGGCGAGCAGAGCAGGATCGGTCGAGACGAGAGGCACGCCCCCATCTTTCCGCACCTGTCGTGGTGCCGTCCGCGGCGGTCGCGGCCCGCGCCTCCTCGGCTCCACCCGGGCCTCGGTGCCGAACCCGACCGTACCGGGCGTCTTCTCCGGGCCGAACCCGACCGCGTCGGGCGCCTTCACCGGGCCGAACCCGACCGTTCCGCTCTCGATGCCGTCCATAACGTGGCGTCGTGCGGGGTCCAACCCCGGTGTGGTCGCGATTTGCACACCCGGCGGGGCGGGGCGGACGACGCCTGGACGTGCGAGAGGCCCCCGTCGCCGGGGGCCTCTGGGCGACTCGTGGAGCCGCCTGCATTCCGTGGAGCTGAGGCTGATTCGAACTCCTGACCTTCTCATTGCGAATGCGGTCCCGTACACCGGATTGTGCATTCGTGTACCCGAGTGTGCCAGCAGCTATGCGGACCGGCGGGCTATCCGCGTGACTGTGCCTGACTGCCCCTGCGGCACGTTGCCCTCCGCCTGCCCTCCGGCGGGGTTGCTCAACGCGGCCAGGACGTCGTCGCGCGGGGACTCAGCGAGGTGCGCGTAGCGCATCGTCGTGGCGAGCGACCGGTGCCCGAGGAGCCGCCCGACCTCGGCCAGCGGAATGCCTGCCTGCAGGAGCCACGATGCGTAGGTGTGTCGCAGGTCGTGGATCCGCACGTGCCCGACTCGTGAGGCGTCGACAGCGGCCTGCCAGATCCGTTTTCGCCAGTTGTCGATGTCCTCGGGGACGCCCTTCTGGGCGAACACGAGCGCGGTCCGGGTCGGCGACGGGGGGATGAGGACCCAGTCGGCGAGGGGCACCTCGCGCCGTAGCTTGCCCTTCGGGTATGGCAGCATCGTGCCGGTGCTCGTGTCCCACGTCTCGACGAAGCCGACGACCCCACGGCCGCGCTCGACGCGGTGCGCATGGAGGCCGGCCATCTCTCCCCAGCGGGCGCCGGTGCCCACGAGGAAGTCGGCGATGGCGCGGTCCTCGGGGTCGAGGTGCGCGGCGATGCGCGCGTACTCGTCGCGCGTGAGGTAGCGGTCGCCGCCGGGGCTCACCGCGGGCAGCTTGACCTTGAACGCGGGGTTCGTGTCGAGGACTTCGGCGTCGACGGCGGCTGAGAGGGATGCGGAGAAGATGCTGACGACGCGGCGGACGCTGGCACCGCTGAGCGTGTACGTCGTCGCCTTGCCGCCCTCGCCGCGGGTGAAGGCCTTCCGCATGAGCTCGGCGACCCAGGCGTTGACGTCGTGTCGGGTGATGCGTGCCAGGGCGACGTCGTCCCAGCGGGGCCTGATGTGCTTCTCGAGGGGCGACGAGTCGCGCGCGAGCGTGCCCTCGGAGACGGTGCGTGTCGGCCACCATGTCGTGCACCACTCCCCCCACGTCGCGAGCGAGGCGGCCGGGTCGCGCCACCCGGTCTTCCGCGACGCAGCCTCGGCCTGCTCTGCCTCTCGGCGGGCCCGGGACTTGTGAGAGAAGGTGCCGACGCTGCGGCGCTTCCCATCGGCGTCTCGATAGAGGCCGGCGTACTTGCCCGAGGGTTTCTGCTCGGTCCAGGCCATCAGCCTGCGGTCCTGTCGGAGCGAGTCAACTGGTCCATGCGGGCGACGAGCATGTCAGCGGTGACACCGAGCTCGACGGCCCAGCGGCCGGGGTCGGAGGACCAGCGCATGAGGTCGAGCAATTCGGCCTCGTCGATGAGACGGAGGGACGCGACACGGTCGGCGTTGCGTTCCATGCGGAGGTCGAGAAGGGGGACGCCTGTCTGGCACTCGTCGCGCTCGGCGTGCACGAGCTCGTGAGCGAGGACGGAACGCTCGAGGGCAGCGCGCATTCGGGGCTTGATGAGGATGGCGCCGAGCTGGGGTACGTACCGGCCGAAGTCCGCGTGGAGCGGGTACTCGATTATCGGAACCCCCAGGTCCGCCGCGTGCTGTCGCGGTACGTACTGGGTCACGGTGTGTGGTCGTCCTCCTCGAGTTCATGTGCGTCGGTCTTCGCTGCGTGGCGAAGAGACTCGACGTCATCTTGTTCGGCACCACCGACACCGGACCAGGCGGGGTGGTCCACAGTGACGGGTCTGTCGAGCACGTCGCGGTCGCCACGGTCGACGCGGCGCAGCATCTCCTTAGCCAGCTCGAGCTCGCTGAAGTCGGACAGGCCCAGTGCGCGCGGTACGGTGACTTCGCCCTCGACCTCGTCCTGCTGCAGATAGCCGGCGGCGACGAGCGCGCCGAGGGGACTGACGTTGTAGGCGCGGGCGACGCGGATGACCTGTTCGGCCTTGGGGTGGTTCTTGCCGGAGACCCAGCGGCTGACGGTTCCGTTATCGACGCCCGCGGCCTTCGCGATGTCCGACTGGCGGATCGCAGGGACGGCGGGGTCAGTCAGAGCGGCGAGGTATGTGAGCCAGGCGTTGTCGTTGTGCACGATGCATGACCTTAACAGCGGGCGATGCGCACGTGCAACACGTTTACGCGTGTACACACCTGGAAGTTCAGGGATACAGCCGAAAACTCCGGTGTGTAAAGGCACAACCAAATTGCACACGCGCATAAATCTGCCTAACTTGTGCGTATGCAAACATCCCGAAAACACGCAATACCAGGACCACCCCTCGGGAACCTCGTCCTGAACGTCGCCAAGCTCAACGAGCTTCGCCGGGCACACGAACTCGACAGCGACACCGAGCTCGCCGCCCTCCTCGGCGTCAACCGCACGACCCTGTACCGGGTCATCAGCGGCACCGTGCTCCCCTCGAACACCTTCATGGCTCGCCTGAAGATGCAGTTCCCCTCGGTCTCCCTCGACGCTCTGTTCGTCGTCGACCGGCTGGCCGCGACCATGCACCAGGTGCCACCGCTCGAGAAGGTCGCGTCATGAGTGCGCGGCTGACCGTCCGCGAGGCGGCCGCCTACGCCAAGCGCAGCGAGGACTGGATCCTCAAGGCCTGCCAATCCGGCGCCCTGTTCGCGACGCAGCGGGTCAAGGGCGGCAAATGGTCCATTCGTGAGGAGTCGGTCGACCACTGGCTCGACGGCACCTCTGACCCCGCCCGCGCGGCGGTCGAGCAGCTCGCCCAGAGTGCGTAGCTCTCCCCCGCACCAGCATCACTTCACCGGCCCCGCAGTTCCGACTCTGCGGGCGGGCCACGCCCCTGAGCGCACCCCGTGTCAGACGTCGAGAGCGAAGTGCGCCCTGCATGTGCGATGCGTGTGCGGGTCGTCGCTGCGATCGTCGCCGACGTCGTCGAGGAGCTGTTCGCGTCCCTCCACTTCGAGCTGCCGTGCGAGTGGCGGGGCTGGATCTGTCCCTGACGTGCAGCGGCGCGATCGTCCTCCGCGACGGCGAGGTCAACCTTCACCAGCTGAAGCCGAAGGCTCCAGCCGACGACGGGGTGCTCTCGATGAGGGATCGCGTCGGGTACTCGGCGATCCGTATCGTCCGCCTCCTCCCTGATTGCGTGTTCGTGAACGTCGAGTTGGTGTCGTACGCGTCGGAGTTCGGGCGGAGCCGACCACCACGCGGTCTCGAACCTGCTTCACCTCCGCAGGTGGGGCGACCATGCCGGCTGCCACGGGGTCGCCCACAGCACCACCGGCCAGGACAGGGGCCGGTCGGTCGGATCGTAGCCGGACCCCACCGCGACACCAATCGAGCAGGCCCTGCACGGTCTCGTCCTCCGAGACGACGACGGTCTGCACCAGACACAGGAAGGACCAGGACCATGGGCGTTCGCAGAGCAGAGCTGCCGTTCGAGGGCCACTTCACCCAGATCCCGAACGCGTGGCTGCGTGACCCGCGCCTCTCGCGCCGAGCTCGGGGCCTCCTCGGCGAGATCATGACCCACCGCGTCGGCTGGCACATCAGCGTGCGCAGCCTGCAGAAGGTCGGCCCCGAGGGTCGCGACAGCATCAGCACGGCGCTGAAGGAGCTGAGGGCGGCGGGGTACCTGACGCTGCTGCAGTCGCGTGGTGAGCACGGCCGGTGGAACGAGGTCGAGTACGAGCTGACCGACCCGGGCACCGGTAACGGCTTTTCCGCCAGCGGCGGATTCACCGGCAGCGGTTCAGCCGGAAGCGGTTCAGCCGCTACCGGTGAACCCGGCACTAAGAACACCAGAGATCAAGAAGACCATCTGGAAGAAGACCAGACCCCACAACCCCCTCCAGGGGTGAGCCGGAACGTGACGGACGTGACCGTCGATGAGGAGTTGTTCGGAATCTTCTACGAGGCCTATCCGCGGCACACGGGCCGACTCGCGGCTGAGAAGGCGTTCCGGACCGCGCTGAAGAGGGCGACGGCTGACGAGATCCTCGCCGGCGCCCGGCGGTTCGCCGCCGATCCGAACCTCCCGCCGAGGGGAGAGCAGCGGTTCATCCCGATGCCGGCGACCTGGCTGAACCAGGGCCGGTGGGACGACGACCCGCTGCCCTCCCGCGGGGGTGGCCGCGGTCAAGAGCAGCAGCAGCAGGGTCTGGCCCTGATTGAGCAATACCGACGAGAGGGACAGCGCAATGGAGAAGGCAGAGACGGCGCAGCTGGTGTTCTGGATGCAGGGCATCGACAGCCGAGTGATGAACGAGGTCTCGGTCGGGGTCTGGCATGAACTCGTCGGGCACCTCGCGTACGAGCCGGTGCTCGAGGCGGTCCGTGAGCACTACCGCGAGGAGGTGCGGCGAATCATGCCGGCCGACGTGCTGAAGCGCCTCGCGACCGACCGGAGCTTCGGCGAGCTGCCGTCGGCGACGGACGAGCTGCTCGCCGAACAGAAGGCTGCCTGGTGCGAGGCGCACGGGGTCACGGTCGCTGAGTTCGACGCGAACCAGCACGACCTCGAATGGGTCACGTCGGTGTCGAATGTCTGACGTCGAGACGCGGGGCCCGCAGCACGACCTCGCGGCCGAGCAGTACGTCGTCGGTTCGATGATGCTCGCCGCGGCCGCAGTCTGGGAAGTCCTCGACGGCCTGGTCCCGTCGGACTTCTACGACTGGCGACACGAGATGATCGTCAGCGCGGCCGCCCGGCTCGCGCACGATAACAAGCCCGTGGATCCGATCACCCTCGATGACGAGCTCGGACGGACAGGCGAGCTCGAGAAGCTCGACGCCTCGTACCTCTTCGTGCTGCAGGGAACACCGACGACGGCGGTGAACGTCGGCTACTACGTCGACATCGTGAGAGACCGCGCCTTGCGGCGCCGCCTGCAGATCGCGGGCATGCGGGTCGCTCAGATGGGGCAGGCGACCGAGGGCGACGCGTCCGAGCTGGCCGACAACGCTCGGGCCGAGATCGACAAGGTCGCCGCCGGCGCCCGGGTCGACGTGCACGCCGTCGGGTCGACCATCGACGCTCTGATCACCCGACTCGACGAGAAGCCCGAGTACGTCCCGACGCCGTGGCCATCGCTCGACAAGCTGATCGGCGGCCTCGCCGCAGGGAACCTCATCATCGTCGGAGCCCGGCCCGGCGAGGGCAAGACGATCGTCGGCCTGCAGTGCGCGACGCGGCTCGCTCACGAGGGCCTGGTCGCGTTCATCAGCCTCGAGATGGGCGAGGACGAGCTGCAGATCCGGCTCATCGCGCAGTACGGCGAGGTCCACATGAAGAACCTGCGGAACCGGAACCTGGACAAGGAGCAGTGGAGCCGCGTCGCACTCGCCCGGCAGCGGTTCCAGGAGGCCCCGATCTACATCGGCGACGACATCTCGACGCTCTCGCAGATCCGCTCGTTCGTCCGTTCGGTCGCGCGGAAAGGGCGACTCGCCGGCGTCGTCATCGACTATCTGCAGCTGATCGAGGGCGGCGGGAAGGAGAACCGGCAGCAGGACGTCGCGGAGTTCTCGCGGGGGTTGAAGAAGATGGCGAAGCAGCTGCAGGTGCCCGTCATCGCGCTGTCGCAGCTGTCGCGGCCGCCGCAGGGCCGGACGTCGCGGACGCCGCTGCTGACGGACCTGCGGGAGTCGGGGGCGATCGAGCAGGACGCCGACGTGGTGTTGCTGCTGTCGTACGACCGGGCGAAGAAGCCTGGCGACCTCGAGGTGGTCGTGGCAAAGAACCGGCACGGCGAGATGGGGACCGTGG